TCGTCTGCAGTTCCTTGTAAGTAGAGTTCTGAGTTTAATACGGCTTGTTCGCCTAGTTGTTGCAGTTTTGGCCAGAAGAAGTCGTAGCGAGTGGATCGGGACCACATTTTGTTGAGACCTTGTTGATATGTTATGTCTGCTCGGGCACACGCCAGTCCGATGATGTATCCATGTTCCACGAAGGATTTAGAAAATCCAATGTTTCCATCGACGGATGTTGTTGCGTATGCAGCGAGTGCGCCTTGAGCAGCGCCTCCAGAAGTTGGTGACATTTGTGGGACAGAGTGGACGTTGATAGTTGAGCGACCACCGCCAAGAAATTCAGTACGTTGGAGTCTGAAGTCAGGCGAGATAACGCCGAAATGAGCACGTAAGATTTCAACATAGCGAGTTCCTCCTCGAGCATCGAGTTCAAGTAAAGATTGCATCATGAATGCTTGTCTTAGTTCGTTAATAGTAGCAGCAGTGGCAGAAGAGAGATCAGCGCGAATATTAGGGTAGCCAGTTGTTCCGTTTTGTTCAACCCAGAGCTTGTCGTTGTCAGAAGCAGAGTTACGAATGCTTTTGGCAGTTGCATAGGTTGAAGTAGTTCCATCAGATTCATAGGAAGTGATGCTAGTTCCAGAAGAGTAGTTAGTGTTTGCGCCGCCGATGCCAAGCACGGGAGCGGAAGTTCCAAGAGGTAGTTCGACAGCGTCGCCTTTTTGTGGCCAGGGTAGACAAGACGTGAAGTAGTCATGTTGTTTAGGGCGTTTAAGTAAATTGTAGTCAGCGAGGGCGTCGGGACCGTTGTCCACGTTTTGAGTTATTTCGTTTTGTAAGTTCTGATCTTTGAACCAGTCCGACCAGATTCTATTGTAGCCGCGCAGCGGCAATGTGTTCGGGAGTGTGTAGCCAGCAGCGACGTCCGTAGGTAGGCCGAATTTGTCATAGATCGTGTCGACTTCGGGGCCTCCAGCGGAGAAGGGCATAGTTGGTAGGATGTAGTCAGTTGTGTCAGCGGGGTTTGCTTGTGCGCCATTCATTTTCTCCCAGTTGTCGAAGACGAGGCGGTTTGGAACGAAGAAGAAGAAGTAGTCGACGTACATATTGTCCATGACGGGTACTACTTGAGTTGCGAGTCGTGCGAATGCTCGTACTGATAAGTTGAAGGTATCGCCGGGGATTACTTCGTCGCAGAAGATTGGGATTAGGTAATCGAAGTCAAAGGTGTCCTTGATACCGAATGAGCGGTTAAATTGTGAGCGACCGATTTTTACATCGGGTATGCTTGCGAATGAGTGTTGTGCGTTTCTGTTACCTATTGACATTATATGTCTCCTTTAAGGTGTTTTTGTAGTTGTTGGAATTTTTGGTCTAATATTTTTTTCCGTGCTTGCGCGGTAGTCGTTTCTGGGAGTTTGAAACCCCTTTGAATAGTGCGTTCAGCGTATTCATTTTGTAATCGAGATTCTCGAAGGGTTGCTGCTTCAATTCGAGGAGTTTTGATATGAGTAAGGTATCGTTTATATGCTTCATATTGATGTTCCTTTAACCATTTTTCGTAATAGCGAGGGATTGAACATTTTGTTCCGTTATCTAGAATAACGTATCCGTAGTTGAAGATGTCTGTCCAGTATTTTTCTAGGAATTTTTTTCCGATGGCGTTTTTAGAGCTTTTTTTCGAGATTGGTTTATATTTTTCTGCGTCTTCGCCGTGTACCAATTTTTTAGCCGCGTAGCGAGCGCAATAACCAGCAGATTCGAAAGTGACAGAGCCAAGCTCTGCATTGCCTTTCCCCCATAGATTAGTAAGGGTGGCAGAAGTAGAGACAACGTCTCCGTTATCATTCGTGTACTTGTATTCGAGATCTCTTGGTCTCCAGTTGAAGATGATTGCATGCCAGTGGGGACGTTTGAGGACGATATTTCCGTATTTGTCGGTTCCGGGTTGTTGCCAGGGCTTTCTTTGTTTTCCATCGCCATATTCTCCGGTAACGAACATACCTATCGGTTCGTTTTGTAGTTTTCTCAATTTTTTCATGAATAGTTGAAAGTCTGAATATATTAATCTGTCAGATTCCAGGTGTTCATTGGCATAAGTTAAAGTAATGAATGAGTTATTTTCGTGCATTTTAGCTTCGTGAACGCAGCGTACTGCCCATTGTCGGGCGTATTCGAGTCTGCATTCAATACATTTTGAGCATGGGAGTTGGAAAGAAGAGTATTCGGGTGAGTGCTTTTTAGATGTCCAGGCAATAGTTTTTCCGTCGGATTGAAATCCAACGGTTCTTGGATAGAGGCATCGCATAGGCGTTCCTTTATTTTAGAGGCGGATTCCACCGCGCATTGATCTTGGGTTCATGTTGTTAAGTTTATGGACTCCAGTTTTTTTCCGGAAGTCTCTACGAGACTTAGCTTTTCCCATTTTTTTACGTCGCATTAATGCTCCTTTTTGTGACTACCGATGTAGTATCGGTGTCACTGGGCCTAATTACAACAAGGAAGTGCAATTAGGCCCGGTGAGTTATTTGTTATTGTTGCGGTGTTCTAAGAGTAACCGCTTTGACCATGTGCTGTGGTGTGTCAAGTGGTTTAATGACTCCCGTTTGGTCGTCGTAAGAGCCGACGTGATAAAGATCGTAGTCGTCGGGATATTGGTGAACCATAGATTTTTCATCTTTGGTGAGTTGTAGGAAGTTTCGTTCGGCTTCGCCGTGCGTTTTGCAGAAGAATGGTGTGTTGAAGACTTCGGCTTTCGCGTCGCGGATAGAGTAAGCTTTTAGTTGCATGTTTATGCTCCTGTTAGTTGTTGAGTTGTAAGTGTGGTGAGTGATTTCTTTTTGTCAAGTGCCTCCCTCGCTTTGCTTATAGGAGGTCACATGAAAAAAGAAGATTTAATAAGAGAAAGAGAGTTTCTCAGAGATGAGTTAGCTAAGCTAAGTGCTAAGATTAGAGAGGTTACGGCGGTCGAAGACCGCAAGAAGCGTAACGAGTATATGAGAGAGTACATGGAAGTACGTAGAGGTATGGGTAAGGTTGTTGGGCAAACCTATCGGTTTAAGCCAGAGTGACCCCCCCTGCGCCCCCCCTGGAAGGGGGGGTATTTTAGTTTAGAGGTGTCTAGGTTGAGTTGACTGAGTAAGGGGGACACTTCGTGTCCCCCTAACACCCCCTAAGAGAGCCACGAGGCTGTGAGGTGCGTTAGGTGCGGCAATAGCCGGGACCGGTATATGTCTTTTTTTGGGCTTATCGTCGTTTGAATCGTCGTTTGGCCTTTTTGAAGACATTTTAGGGTCTGGGATATTTCCGGACCTTAGCGTACTAAGGCCCGGGGTGAGTGTAGGAGTTTAGGATTTAAGATTTTTTAAGATTCTCGGAGATTGTAGTAAGCGTTTCGAGAATAGGATCTTTTGGAGTTACAGGAGCGCGGACGCGTAGTCCGAGTTCTATAGCTTGTTCATCGTTTTTAGGATCTTTTAGGAATTCGATGAGTAGTTGTGGGTCGTTTGCGAAACGTGCGCGAGTCTGAGCGGGTAGTTCGCCAAACGTTTCATTTGCGTGAATGATTTGTTGAAGAGCTTCGGCGTAGTCGGGAATGTCGACGAGGTTAGCGTAGACGCCTTCAGTGCGGTTTCGGACGTGAGTTACCGAACCGGTTTTTTTGTATTTCGCAATGATGTTATTCACATCGCAGTCTTTTGCGAATTGTTGTTGTGTAAGAGATGGTTCCTCAGATTTTGGAGTTGCCACTCTTTTAGTTCCGTTTGGACGGACTTCTATTAGTTTAGTATTCTGACGCATGGTGCTTCCTTTCGGTTTGTTTACGATTTGGGTTTTTGGCTACAGGTTTTAATTTGTATCCAGCATTTGATTTAGCAGAGGCATTATAGCGTTCTGATAGCGTTTTTACATTAGTTATGTATGGAGCAATTGCAGAGGCAGCTTTTCCCATTGCAGAGTTAGATTGTGAGGTGCCTTTTGCGCCTGCGATTTGTGCTTGAACAAGTTTTTCGGTTTGTTTTCCGATTTTAGTATCCTGTTGGGTTTTAGACTTGAGTTCTTTATTTACTTCAGTTTCAGATTCAGCTTTAGCTACGTCGGCGCGTAGTTGTTTTAGTGCCATTGCTGCGGTTGCGAGTCCTTCCATGGACACGGCTTGGTTTTGTTCGGCTGCGCCTTGCGGAGATGAGGAGCCGCCTCCCCCAGAGGCTGAAAGCATGGGGTTGAGGCCAGCGGCGCGAAGGTCCTTAACTTCGCGTTGGTGGGCTGTTGAAGACATCCGCTCCTGGAATTGCATTTGTCTTTTGGCTGCTTCTTTGTTTGCGGCATTTTGTTGATTCATTCCTGTGTAATTGCCCCAGGTTTCTTGGAGGAAGTCTCCAAGGCCTGAGGATTCTTTCACATTAGAGATTTCTTTAAATGGAGAGCCGATAGCCATAAAGCTCATATTAGAATCGTCCTAGTGTTGCGGGAGTTGAGTAAGTTTGCATAGGTCGAGCGCATTTTAGGTCATAGAATGCGTCGAAGAGAATGTCTGGTTCTGTGTCAATGGCGATAGCTCTTTCGATAGGTGTATTTTGTACGATGAAAGCAGCGTTTAATACTGGTAGGGCTGAGAATTCTTCAGCCAAGTGCCATTGGTCAAGTGGTGTTGCGTATGTAGAGCGGAAGCGGCCGTGGATTTCGGAAGGTTTGTAGCGGTATTCGGCATATCGTTCTTGGTATCCGAAAACAAGGGCGTCGTCTGCAGTTCCTTGTAAGTAGAGTTCTGAGTTTAATACGGCTTGTTCGCCTAGTTGTTGCAGTTTTGGCCAGAAGAAGTCGTAGCGAGTGGATCGGGACCACATTTTGTTGAGACCTT